AGGCGTTGAATGGTCAGGGAAGACCTTAATCGCAACGGGGAGAAAACCCTACCAAAAACAGAAATCAGCGGTGAGTGAACACCCTAAAAAAACGCAGGAGGTAGTCCTTATGGCAAAGATTGATACCAGTAAGATTGCGGGTTATGCGGAAATGACCCCTGAACAGAAGTTGGCAGCTCTGGAAGGTTTCGAGTATGAAGATAACCTTGCCGAGTTGGAAAAGCAGAAAAATGCTGTTTCTAAGGCCAATTCCGAAGCCGCTGAGTGGAAGCGTAAGCACAACGCCCTTCTCTCCGAGGACGAGAAGAAGAAACAGGAAGACGCTGAAAAGCTGACACAGATGGAAAAGGAGCTTTCTGAGCTGCGTGAAGCCAAGCGTATTTCTGAGTATAAGGCCAAGTACATTGCCCAGGGGTATGAGGAAGCTCTTGCTGAGGATACCGCTAAGGCTATGGCTGAGGGCGATAGTGCCAAGGTCTTTGCCAACCAGAGTAAGTTCCTGGAGGACTACGCAAAGAAGGTTAAAGCTGACGCTCTGAAAAAGACCCCCAAGCCCGCTCCCGGTTCCGGTGGTGCCGGTGAGGTGGATTACCAGAAGAAAATTGAGGAAGCCCGACAGAGTGGTGACTTCTCTGCTGTGGCTTACTACACCCGCCTGAAAGCCGAAGAGGAAGCTCAGGCGAATAATGAGTAAAGGAGAATTGTTATGCCTATTGCTACCAGTTTTGGAGTTCTGAACTACTCCGGTATGCTCTTCAACAAGGGCAACACTCGCACTCCTCTGAGTGCAATTATCGGTAGTCGTGCTAAGACTACCAATCATGTTGAGTTCGTAACTGGTCAGGAGTATGAGGGCGGCGGTACCGGTTCTCAGCCTGCGATCACTGAGAATGGTTCTCTGACCGCTCCCGAAGCTACTTCTGTCACTCGTGCTCAGAAGACCAATGTGACTCAGATTTTCCATGAGTCTGTCGGTGTATCTTACGCTAAGGAGTCCAACATGGGCACTCTGAGCGGCATTAACATTGCCAATCAGCAGGCTAATCCTATAAACGAGCTGGACTTCCAGGTAGCTGCGAAAATGCAGAAGATCAACCGGGATATTGAGTACACCTTCATCAACGGTGTATATCAGAAGGCCACCAGTGACGATCAGGCCAACAAAACCCGTGGTCTGGTGACTGCAATCACCACCAATGTTAAGGCTATGTCCAGCAAGCCCCTTGGCCTGTGGGATATTGCCGATATGGTGAAGAAGATTTACGGTGCCAATGCTCCCACCGATGGTCTGTGCCTGTGGTGTGACGCTACCACTCTGTTCCAGATCAACGCTGACGCTGTTCAGAATGGTCTGACTGTGGTTCCTGCCGCTCGTGAGATCAACGGTATTGCACTGTCCAGTGTAGTCACTCCCATTGGTGTGGTCTATCTGTACCTGGGCGAGTGTCTTCCCGCCGGTACCGCTCTGCTGCTGAACCTGAATGTGCTTGCACCTGTGTTCCAGCCTGTTCCCGGTAAGGGTAACTTCTTCCTGGAAGAGCTGGCTAAGACCGGTGCGGGTAAGAAGTATCAGCTCTTTGGTCAGATTGGCCTTGACCACGGCCCTGAGTGGTATCACGGCAAGTTTACCGGCATTGCTCAGAGCTTCACTGCTCCCACTTACAGCCGTAGCGTGTTCATTGCCAATGACACCAAGAACCCCGTTGTGACCAAGGCCGCAACCTAAGATTTTGAAAGGTAGGTGAAAACCATGACTGACTCTGAAAAACTGACAATGGTAAAATCCATGACCGGTGAAAAGGATGATACTGTGGTTTCCACCTACCTTTCTATTGCCGGTAATAAAATCCTCAGACGGGCTTACCCCTACGATGACACTCAAACCGTAGTTCCTGATAAATACGCTTATACCCAGGTTGAGATTGCAGTTTATCTACTGAATAAGCGTGGTGCAGAAGGGCAGACAGCACATGGGGAAAACGGTATTTCTCGATCTTATGAAGATGGAGATGTACCACCTTCCCTCATGCGTGAAATCGTCCCCTGTGCTGGTTTGATTGGTTCCGGGGGTGTTACCCCATGAGAACACTAAAACGCAACCAGACGGTGTTCTGGTACCTCCTCTATGATCGGAAGGAACCCATTCTGGACGAGGACGGCAATGAAACCGGAGAGTCGAAGGTTTTTTATAAACCGGCGGTAGAGCAGTTCATGAATGTGTCTGCGGCAACCGGAACGGCTCAGGTGGAGCAGTTTGGAAATCTGGCGGGATATGACAAGGTTATCATTACTGATGATCTCTCCTGTCCCATTGACGAAAACTCCGTCCTTTTCATCGACAAAAAGCCGGAGTACGGAAAAGACGGAACCCCTCTTTATGACTACATCGTAAAGCGGGTTGCAAAGTCCCTCAATTCCATTTCCTATGCTGTGACGAAGGTGAGTGTGTCGTGAAAAAGAAGATTTCTGTCCCTCTTTCCAGCAAGGGTATTGACCAGTTAATTCGAGAGATTGAAAGCTATCAACGGTGGCTCAAAGAGAGAACTGAGATTTTCCTTGACCGATTAGCTCAGGAAGGTTTACAGATTGCGTCCGTCAAGTTTGGAAAAGCCGTATATGACGGCACGAACAATGTGTCTGTGTCCGTTGAAATGAGAGGGTCTAATGCAAGATCAGTCGTAGCCCTCGGTCGTGCGGTTTTATTCATTGAGTTTGGTACAGGTGTTGTATATCCCGATAACCACCCGGAAGCACAAGAGCACGGAATGGAACGGGGTAAATACGGTATGGGGCACGGCTCTCAGCAGAAATGGGGTTATTACGGCGAGCCTGGTTCAAACGGTGTGACCGTAGTGAAACCCAACGGTAAAGAGGTTGTTATTACCCAAGGTAATCCCGCAAATATGCCTATGTATGAAACGGTCAAGGAGCTGAAAGAGCGAATTTCGCTCATAGCGAAGGAGGTATTTTCGTGATCGACATTGAAAATCAGGTGTTCACACCGATTGCGAAAGCCTTACGAGAACAGTTTCCCGGTGTGACTGTAAGCAGCTCTTATGTCCATGCCCCGAAAGGGTTCCCCCATGTGAGCCTTGTGGAACAGGACAATTATCTAAGTATAGAGCACTTGGACACCAGCGAAGCAGAGCGATTTGCAACGCTAATGTATGAGGTAAATGTGTACTCCGACAAGGCTTCCGGTAAGAAATCCGAGTGTCGGAGCATTATGAAAGTCGTTGATGACATGATGTATCAGCGAAATTTCAGACGCACTTCCCTCTCCCCCATCCCCAACATGGAAAACGCTACAATCTACCGTCTGGTTGCCAGATATATCGCAATTACAGACGGGACTACTATGTATAGGAGGTAAAATCATGGCTATCTCTACCTATAAGGTTTTTCTGATGAAGAAAGCCGATAACAACGAAACCTATGAGAAGTTGGTAGACATTAAGGAGTTCCCCGACCTCGGTGGTGACCCTGAAATGCTGGAAACCACCACCCTGTCTGATAATATGCAGACCTATATCGCCGGTATTCAGTCCCTTGACGGTCTTTCTTTTACTTCTAACTACGATGTTGCGGAGTTTAAGAAGCTCAAAGACCTGGAAGGGAAAAAGGCCAGCTATGCGGTATGGTTTGGTGCTACCGGTACTCCCGGTAATCTGACCCCCGATGGTTCCAATGGTAAGTTTGCCTTTGACGGTGAGCTGTCTGTTTACCCTGTCGGTGGCGGTGTGAATGAGGTGGTTGATATGAATATCACCATTGCTCCTTCTACTCCCATCGTTTTCTCTCAAACCTAAATCACAAACGCCAGTTTGATAAGGAGGATTTATCATGGCAAAGCAGCTTATTATCAATGACCCCGCTTCCGGTGTGACTTACACTCTGGAATATACCCGTAAGACTGTTACTCAGATGGAGCGTCAGGGCTTCATTGCTGAGGATGTTACCAAGAAGCCTATGACTATGCTTCCGGCTCTGTTCGCCGGTGCTTTCATGGCCCATCATCGGTTTGTCAAGCCGGAGGTGGTTGAGAGTATCTACAAGCGTCTGACCAACAAGGACGAGCTTATTGCCAAGTTGGTCGAGATGTATAACGACCCGATTGCTACTCTGCTGGATGAACCCGAGCAGGAGAACGGCGAGGGAAACTTGGACTGGAAGGCTGGTTGGTAAGCGGTCACCCTTCCGAGAACGAGGGGGGCGGCGGCAGAGAAAGCCCCGCTCCCCGTTTTGCTTACACAGAAAAATTCAATCAGGTATTTCCTTACTATTTGTCTATTGGAATGACCTACGAACAGTATTGGGATATGGATTGTGAATTAGTTCGGTTCTACCGTAAGGCCGCACAAATCAAGCAAGACCTTAGTAATCAGGACGCATGGTTACAGGGTGCTTATTTTTATGAAGCACTGGTTGACGCTGCTCCTGTTCTTCGTGCCTTTGCTAAGAAAGGTACTAAGCCTACTCCATATCGTAAGGAACCCTTTGAGTTATTCAATAGACAAGACAAGGAAAAGCAAGAAAAAGTTCAGGAAAACCACGATAATCAAGCAAAAGCGTATATGGAAACCTTTGCTCTGGCAATCAATAAGAAATTTGAAGAGAAGGGTGGTGGTGTAGATGGCTGACAATGTTGAAATTCAGGGTTTAGAGTTTGAAATTGTCAATGATAGTTCCCAAACGGTTGAGGGTATCAATGCCCTCAAAACATCGTTACAACGGTTGAAAACTGCGTGTGGTAGTACCGGCTCTGGTTTGAGTGGTACTGCTAAAGGTATCCGGGAACTAAAAAACGCATTAAGTGGTTTGAATAGCGGGGATGTTTCTCAGAAAATCAACCGGGTGACTAAGGCTCTGGACGCTTTGAGTAAAGTCAGCAATCTGAAACTATCCAGCTCTGTTGCAAACCAAGTAAAGGCCATTAGCAATGCAATCGACAAGATCAAGTGGACGGACGGCGATAAGCTATCCTCCCTGACTGATGGTTTGCGTCCATTAGGTAATCTCGGTAGAGCAAGATTGACTTCTTTTATCAACCAGCTTCAAAAGTTCCCGGAAGTAATTGAAGCCTTGGAAAAAGCCGATCTTGATAAATTCACTCGTCAGATGGTAACTTTGGCTACTGCCATGAAACCATTTGCTGACGAAATGATGAAGGTATCTGCTGGTTTTTCCGCATTTCCGATCAAAATTCAAAAGCTGATTGCAAGCACCGATAAGTACAATGAAAAAATGGAACAGGCTACTAAGCGTACTGGTCTATTTGGTCAGGTCTTAGGTGGTGTTAGGTTTTCTGCGTTTCTTTATGGTCTTCGCCGTATAGCTTCTCTTTTAGGAACTGTTATAAATGAGTCCAATGCGTTCCAGGAAAACATGAACCTATTTACAGTTGCTATGGGTGAAGGTGCGGAAGAAGCTCTGAGGTTTGGTCAGGC